GATTTGTAAACAATTGTTACAGAATTTATTTTTACGCGTATGAAAAAAAAAGTATAAAAACTTTTTTATAAAAACAATTGTTATAAAACTTTTTTGGATATGGCTCACTCAAAACAGTTTATATATTTATTTTTTTGGATCCGTAAATACAAAACTTTTTGAAAACAATTGTTACAGAATTTATTTTTACGCGTATGAAAAAAAAAGTATAAAAACTTTTTGTAATTGGAGGATAGTGACTCACTCCCTTCAAATTTTAGGTACGGTCGAGCAGGGAGCCGCCGATGCCGTCAGCGATGCTGTAGTCGCGCATCTGGGACAGCACGAAAGCCTCGTCGCCGCACAGACCGCCTGGGGTCATGCCCATGGTGTAGTAGGCAGACTCCTTCTGTGGGCCTGGCACACACGCCAGGCTGGGCTTGATGTCACTCAGCTGACGGGGGTCGCGACCTGTACCCTTGATGGTAACCTCGCTTGGCTCCATGTTGACTGGGGTGTAGTAAGATGCCGGACGGGCGAGCTGGTACAGGATGGCCAGCAGCAGACCGACGATGATGGCGTGAGTCAGAACTTTGCCGTACTTCATTATATAATAAAGTACAATTTTTTTTTGCGTTAAAGTTTTGACAATACTTTCTCCTAAAGTCATAGAGATGGCTACTGAGATTACGTTTGATACTGGAGATGCTGGACATTCCATCAACCTTAGTGCTGATGACCAGACTTTGCTCGACGAGATTTCTATCCGCCCTGCTGAGAAGACTATTCAGGCAAAGGCCAAGCCAAGTCGTCCCCTGCCCTTCATGCGCAGTCGGCCACGTGTCGTGCAGGAGGAGGAGCCCAACCTGGATGCATTCATGAATCCGGACAAGCGTACGGCTCAGTCCGCTCCTATGGCTGAGGAGTGGGACGGTCAGGAGGAGGGTGAGGAGGGGCCCGAGGAGGGTCAGCAGTACCAGAGCAGCGGTCAGCAGATGCCCTCCGAGGGCTACAAGACCATCGAGGACGAAAAGGCTGACCTGCTGAACAAGATTGCCCGCCTGGCCAAGAAGGGCCTCAACACCAACGCCCGCCTGACCAGCTACAGCGACATTGAGGAGATTCGCACAGAGTACAAGCGCCTGATGTACGGCATCGAGGTTGAGCGCTCCATCAAGTTCCAGCGGCGCATGCTCATCGCAACCGTCACTGGCCTGGAGTTTCTGAACAAGAAGTTCGACCCGTTCGACCTGCAGCTCGACGGCTGGTCCGAGAATATGATGGAGAATTCTGATGATTACGACGGAGTGTTCGAGGACCTGCACAACAAGTACAAGAACAAGATTGAGGTGGCACCAGAGGTGAAGCTCATTATGATGGTTGGCGGCTCGGCCATGATGTTCCACCTGACCAACAGCATGTTCAAGGCGGCCATGCCCAGCATGAGCCAAGTTGTGAACCAGAACCCAGAGCTGGTCAAGAATATGATGGATGCAGTACAGCGGACGCAGAACCAGCAGAACCAGGGTCCGCCACAGCCAGGCCTGCGTCGTGACATGCAGGGGCCCGGTATGGACATCTCAGCTCTGATGGGTATGATGGGTCCTCCGCCTCCACAGAATCGTCCAGTAGCGCAACGTGAGCAGCGCGAGGACGAGACCGAGTCCGTGTCAGACATTGTCAGCGTCGACGACCACACTATTCGTGACGTAACTCTGGCAGGGGAAGGAAAGGCGAAGCGTGGTCGCAAGCCAAAGGCGAGCGGTAAGAAGGAGGTTTCTATGTAAATCTGACCCATAGGGTCAGTCGCCTTATGGACGGGTCGGTCTCTAGGAAGTTTTCTAATGTAATAATATGCAAGGGCTCTCTTATGCCCCCTTTGAAATGGACTTGGGTCCTCCAGTCCAGATGATGATGCCGTCGAGCCCGATAAAGACCGATCGGACCGAGTGCAATTATCTTGTCATGTTTTTTGTCATGGGTGTTGTCCTCCTCGGCATCAGTGATTCTCTTAGAACTTGAGCACGCGGCGAACACGGGGTCCACGCTTCGCGCCAGCGTTGCTGCGCTTCTTGCGCATACCAACACCCATTGGGTTGGGCAGATTCCAGCTCATAGCCTTCTTGGGGCGGCCGCGGCCACGCATTGGCTTGGGGCTGAACATCTGACCCAGGTACGGGTTGCGCTTCAGGCGCACCACCATACCACCGACACGGGCCGCATATGCCGCACGCTTGCCACCAACGTTCTTGCGCTCCTTGCGGTTAAACTTGGGGCGGATAGGGCTGGGGATGGACAGCAGGTTCTTGACGTACTTGGTGGCGCGCTCGGTGCCACCTGGGCTCTTGTGGAGCTTCGCCTTGGGGTTGTACGACATGCCCTTGGCGGTGCGGACAAAGAACTTACCGCCATCTGAGCGGAAAATGACGCGACGCTTGGTGTTCAGGAAACCGGTGTTGGTGGGAGACATTATAATATTGAAAAATATTTTTTGCTGACCCGAAGGGTGACCCTACTAAATCAGACACTTGTTCGGCCTGAGCTCCTTCTTGGGCGCAGGCCGACCATCGACCGCAAACCCCGACTCGTGATACATCTTCAGTCGCTTGTTGTACATTGCCCACAGGACAGACCAGTGGTCCACCATGTCGTAAATGACCGGGTCATTGTTCTTCCCCTTGGTTTCACGCATGATGCGCCCTACTGCCTGCTTCACATCCGAGTGTGGCGTGCTGAGGATAACTGTATCGAGCGCAGGTATATCCAAACCTTCATGCGCCAGTGTAAATGTCGCCACGATAACCTGTGCTTTGGCTGACTCGGTCAGCTCCGCCTCCTTCATCCCACCTATATACAGTGCCGACCCCTCGATGCTCTCCTTCAGCCATGCGCAGTGACCCCTCCGGTCCGACAGAATTAATATTTTTCTTTTTTCTTTTTTTAATTTTTCGATAGTGTCGAGTATCAGCTGGTTACGCCCCGGCAGCTCGACCAGCTGGTTGACCACCTCTGCCAGGCTCACCTTGCCGAACCGCGTGCAGGGTGGGGCCGACCTGTACTCCTGACAGTCAAACTGAAGAGGCACCACCTTGACCTGTGCCTGGTTCTCCCGTTCGACTGTGAAGAAGTTGGGACCCATAAACCAGTAGAGAAGGCGCGTCAGACCATCTTTGCGCTCTGGCGTAGCAGTCAGGCCGAGAGTGTACTTGGGGCAGAGCTTGAACATGAATTGCGAAAAGGCTGGAGCGCCGATGTGGTGCGCCTCATCCACAATCACCAGACCGATGCTGTCGAAAGCACCCGGCTCGTGCTCGCGGATACACATCGTCTGAATCATAGCAATCACAAAGTCGTTTTCGAGTTCGAGCTTGTCACCCTGGACACGGCCGATGGTTGCACCCGGACAGAACTCGCCAATCTTTTCGGCCCACTGATTTGCCAAAAACTCCTTGTGTACGACAATCATAGTTCGGACACGGAGATGGGCAGCAATGGCCAGAGCACAGGTCGTTTTTCCGAATCCACACGGAAGGGAAAGAACCCCTCCGCCGTCAGCTTCGAAAGATGCTTTTGCTCGTTCAAGCGCTTCTGGTTGTCGCGTTGCCTCTCGCAGAACACCGCTGAACCGAATATCAGCATGAGCAGGCCTGGACCTCTGGTCGGTGGTAGGGGGGCCGAGCTCGCTACAGCCAAAGTACCTAGGAACAACGAGTCCCTTGGACGTCTCCCTGAAAACCTTAAACGATGGTGGGCGTATACCCATCGCATTCTCGACTGGTCTAACAGTTAGTTTCTTTTTTATTTCTATATTTTTTTCAGTAACATATCCTTCCCTTGTCAACATACTATATCAAAGGTGAACTTCTTAAACTGATAATGACATAGTAGATGTTACCTCCCCAATACTTTTTATCGAGTATAACCTCAACCGTCTCATTCAGCTGTAGTTCCTGAATGGGACGAATGCCTGTTACCTTACACATAACCCTCCCGTACCGCCATGGTACCTTGGCTCGGATCACCTGACCGTCAACATCCAAATTGATGTATTTACGACCCTCCACATCATACCATGGAGTGGTGATCCGGGCCATCATCATTAATTTTTATAAAGTTTTTTTATTCATGAAGTATACGCTTCTGGAGCACCCTCGTCGACATACTTTTCCTCCTCATACGTCTCGGTCTCGTCCTTGTAGCTTTCTTGTTCGTAATTGGCCAGTTCCTCCTCGTACGTCTCGGGCCCTGGCTCCTCCTTATAAGCCTCTGCTGCTTCGGTCACAACCTCTGCAATGTCAGCAACTGGCAGATACTGGGCCGGGATTAACTTTGTTATCGAGACTGGAAGGTCGATGTACCCGTACAGATTGGCATAGACTGCTCCCACAAATAATAAAATTATAAAAATTATAAAAATTATAAATTTCTTTCCACCGCTAGCACCCGAAGGGGCCGACACTGGGGGCGCCGGGGGTGCTGCCTGAATGATTATCGGCATAGGCTGTGCACTCATTAATAGTATCTGACATAAAAGTCTGAATCACAGGGTCAGTCTGAAAGACCTCAACCTCTACAGGGCCACTGACGCTCGGGAAGTTGACAAGTATACCTGTATCCAGTGACATCAGTTTCATATAGTTCTTAATCTGGTTACGGTTTTCCTCCTTGAGCCGGACGACCGACTTGAGCTCGACAATCACACACTGGTCGATGACAAGGTCAGCACGCAAGTTGCCAACGTTGTGTCCCTGAAAAAATATTGGAATAATTCTTTCTGTTTCGTAACTGACCGAGTTCATACGGAGCGCCACCTCAAAGGCGTTGTGATAAACACGCTCACTGTACCCAGGCCCCAGGCTGTCCCATACATGATTCGCTATCATGCGAACAAGGTACTCCATGATTTTTACTTAAAATAAATCTTTAATAATAGTAAAATGGGTGTTCCATCATATCTTCCAGATGAAATACGTGTAGCGTTGGCATCAACTAACCTGACTCTAGCCGTGGCAGAGCCCGTGGCAGAGCCCGTGGCAGAGCCCGTGGCAGAGCCCGTGGCAGAGCCCGTGGCAGAGCCCGTGGCAGAGCCCGTGGTGGACCTAGTATCACAGACTATTGAGGAGGAGGATGTGCCAGTAACACGCGCCGCTGCACTTATCGAGCAGTCACTGAAGCCAGTGGAGGAGGAGATGCCAGCCGACAAGATTCTACTTTGAACTTCTGTGACCGAGCATAAACATCCGCAGCTTGTCTTCTGATGTATAAGAAAAATTAAATATATCAAAATTTTCAACTGGTACATTAATTGTTTTAAAATTATATGAGTGGCGGAGGCCACTGAGGCATGCCAGTATCGAGTATGCGTACGACTTAAGGTCCTTGACTTCACGTCGGTGTTGTGTATCAATATTTAGACAAACAATTTCGTCAAAACTCTTTCCTATAAATGGAGCACCTGGCAACTGTTCTTGTGTCCCGCCATCGATATAGTTCCATTCCCCAATCTTGACAGAACTCATGAGGAATGGCACAGCGATAGACGCCGACAGAGCCTGACAGACGCTCATGTCCGGGTGTGAATCTACAGAGAAATATACAGTCTTTTGTAGGTCGACACAAAATGCGGAGACGTGCAGCTTAATCGGGTTGTACTCGTACAGCTCCCGGAACGTAATGTCATCTTTTTTTAAAAATTTTTTACAAGTTTTTTTTATAATAGTCCCGAGTTTGACTGTCGGCACCAACCCAAAATTTGTAAAAAAGTTTTTAATATTTGGTTTCATAAGCTGTTTCACGGGAATCTTGATAGAGTGGTCCAGCATAGCCTGGATGTCACCCTTGGTCGCGAGAAACAGGAACAGGGTGAGGGCGCCGGCGCTCGCCCCACTCACCTCCTCAAGGTTACTAGTTTTTAATCGACTAAGAACTCCTAAATAGATAAAGAACCCCATGGCACCTGGGCCAATTACGAGGTATTTCATCTCTTAATAGTACTTTGCAAAAAGGGTGCGCATAATAGCGAACACGATGGCGAACACGAGGGTGTGCACGGCGGTTGCCTCCATCACGGTGCCACCTGGTGGCAGGGTCACGAGCAGACCTGGTGTCAGCAGCACAAACAGAATGGCTGGCACGACGAGGTCGGCCGTGGTGAACGTGCGCTTCAGGGCGTACTTGTACACGATAAAGAGCGCCAGAGCCACAATCAGTGCACGTGGGATGGGGCCGAGCCGGCTGGGTGCCAGCTGGAGGACTGCGAACAGGGCAGCGGGGGCAAGAACCTTGGGGGAGGTTACGTCAATCATCATCATTTAGTATTTGTCAACAAAATGATATTGATGGTCGCAGAACTGGTTGAAAGTCATGGGAGCCTCTAGATACTGAGCTTCGTGAAATTCGCGGATAGGCATCCACATATCCAGAAGGTCCTCGCTGTACCAGTCCTCCCAGTCTTCCTGGGTAAATTCATCAAAGGGGTCGTCGTCCTGAGCATCGCCGTCGGCGCCAACATCCTCTGGCAAGTAGGCATCGCGCGAGTACTCATCATTCAGACCCATCTTGTCGTTCTTATTGTATAGTAGATTTTAGGGTTTAACTGTGGCTCTGTGAGCCACCCGACTTGTAGAGATTCTGACCCTTCGGGTCAATGTTTAAGTGTCGACCGCCTTGAGACCAGTAAGGCTAATTGTTTCCCGGTCAGGGCCCTCTGGCATGGCATCCGTAATCGCATTCATAGCACCTTCGACACGCGCAAGGTCACCGCCAAAATAGAGGGACAGACCGCGCTGGATAATCTCAAAGAGAGCCTTTGGCAGAGTCTTCTTCTTGCCTGGGGTTGTCTTCAGGTTCACCTTGAGCTTCTCCTTAAGCTTGACCGTATCGATATCGGCCTGCTTCATATGATTCTTTAGCGATTCGCGGAGAGTCTTTTCGCGCTTGGTCAGCACGGAGGTATCTTTGCGAATGGCGGCGAGCTGGGCTTTTAGAGCCACCCACTCGTTCATCTTCTGCTTGAAATCCTCATTCACAGAAGCCATTTATAAAAATTCTTTTTATTTTTTTAATAGACTGGTACCGCGCCTTCGCAGAGCCTACTGGTACTCTGGTGAAATCTCGAAGCGAGGCCGCATGGTGTCGGGGGGAATGGTGGACAGGTTGAAGATGCTGACTGGGTCGC